TCTTGACATCTAAGACATAAGCAACACCACCGTCAAAAAGCATCAATGTTCCGACTGTCCAGTCAGGGTTGGGGGTCACGTGGGACGGTTCAGTTGCTGCAAGGTCCCAGAAACGCACAGCCCTAGCCGCTGATGTGACGGTAGGCACCTCGTTGTTGTCAATTATTATTATATTTTCTCTTTCAAACAGGGTTCCCAGGGTGGTGCTCCACCAGTCACCTTCTTCTAGTCTTCGCCGTTCAACAGGGTCAAGAGCCTGAAGAGCCTGTCGGTAGGAGTCTGCGTCAATTCCAGGGTTGTCTGTCAATTTTGACGGCACAAAAATGCGTCCCTTTTCCATTCCCTCAACAATAAATCGCTGCCTAACCCAGTTGGGGGCGGGGTTTGATGCCGCCCTCATCCGAAGAGGAACCTGAGAAAGTGGTCCAGAGTTCGGACGACGGAGACGGGAGAACATGTACCTGTAGTCGGATTCTCGGATTTCGGTAACTTCATCCATTCCGATGAACTGAAATTCTGAACCCTTATAGCGAAGATAGTCGTTGGTGTTATTTAAGTACCCAAAAGAGACTCTCGCACCAGAAGGGAAGGTGGCAACATAACTGTTTGCGTTCCAGTGAATTTCGTCAGAACCCTCTATCCATGATTTAAATCTGTCCATGAGAGCACCAGGAAGCGCCAAGTCGGCGTATGTGCGTCTGAACAAAATTGCCGAATAGTTGGGCACATCTACATACTGGAGAGCAGACATCAGCAATGCAGAACTTTTGCCTCCACCTGCTGCTCCGCCAAATAACGCCTCAATACCGTTGGTTCTTAAAAAAACTTTTTGCGTGATAGATGCTTCCTCTGGACAGAATTCAGGTTTTTTGGGTTCTAAATATTCAAGAACTTTTATCCAGTCGGTAGTCATGGTTTTCTTTCTGTAGGGCAATTGCACATTAGGCATGTTTTATGCGCTACGGTGTGAGCATATGAATAATTTCATCACTAAAACGAAGTCTGTAAGTGTAAAGAGTATTAAGTTTTTATGGGGGGTAGTAAAAGAATTGTTAACACGCCCGTTCTTCGCCAACGTTTTAATGGTAGGATTTATATTATTTACAAGTATAGGGGCGAGCATGGTTTCGCCTGCTTTGGGTTTCATTGCGGCGGGTGTTACATGCGGAATTTTCGGTTTATTGCTAGGTCTTGAGTAAAAAATGGCTTGGAACAACTTTAATAATAAATCACTGAACAATCAGTCCGCAAAGAGCGTAGGACCTGGCGCGCCAATTTCGCATAACCCCGGTTACGCAGGGAAGGCCTATTCCGACTCCTGGGATATTGAACGCGTTTATAAAGAAGGAATGCAAAAAGTCACCTGGGTTGCCAGATGTATTGACGCAATCGCCGGAAACCAAGCAAGACTCCCGGTCGTGCTTAGGAAAGACAACTCTCCACAGGGTGAGATTATTACGGGCTCAAAAGCAAAAAATTCAGAGATATTGAAAATTCTGAATACAAAATCCAATATAGGCGAAAATTCATTCATATTTAGATACAGGCTTTCTTCTCAACTTTTAATGAGCACCCGAGGCGTGTTTATAGAAAAAATTTACGGTAGGGACGGCGGTGTTATTGCTCTCAACCTCCTACCACCACAAAGTACTGCGCCGATTCCTGACCCAAGAAACTTTGTTGCTGGGTACGAAGTAAAGATGCCAAACGGCAGCATCATAAACATGAAACCCAAAGATGTTATTTGGATTCGTAAGCCACACCCGTTAGACCCATACCTGTCAATGACCCCATTAGAGGCTGCTGGCATTGCTGTGGAAATAGAAAACTTGGCAAAGGTCTATAACAGAAACTACCTACTCAACGATGGTCGCCCTGGCGGTCTCCTCGTTTTGCGTGGCGAAATTGACGATGATGACAAAGAAGAACTAAAAAGCAGATTTAGAGGAAATATTGCTCGTGCTGGAGCAACGACTGTTATCTCATCCGACGACGGTGCCGACTTTGTTGACACCTCCGCTAGCCCCCGTGATGCTGCATACATTCAAATGCGCCAAATCACCAAAGAAGAGATTCTGGCATCTTTTGGTGTTCCTGAATCAGTTATCGGAAATGCCGCTGGCAGGACGTTTTCTAATGCTGGCGAAGAAATCCGAGTTTTTTGGAACGAAACAATGCTTCCACACTTGGAGCCAATTGCTCGCGCCTTGGACGAACTGGATGACCAGTATTATATTGATTTTGATGTTAGGAACGTCCCTGTACTGATTCTTTACGAACAGGAAAGAAACAGATACCTGAAAGACGAACTGGGTCAAGGTCTAATTAGTACTAACGAATACAGAATCGGTACAGGCAGAAAAGAAGTTGAAAGCGACCTCGCTGATTCTCTTTTAATGAATCCAAACCTGACTCCAATTGCAAACACAAAGAAGAAGATGGAAGAACCTGCACAGGCTGGCGTAATGGGAGCACCAGGAGCACCAGGAGGACCAGGAATGCCAGGAATGCCACCAGGAATGCCAGGAATGCCTCCAGGGGCAGAGGGAATGCCCCCAGACCCGACGACAATGCAAGGTGCCATGGAACTTGCAACACAAGGCGAGCAAATGGCGCAAGGAGCAGGAATGCCTCCAGTTGACCCGGCAATGTCTCCAGAGCAGGGAGCCATTCCGACTGCTCCAGCGCAAGCATCCGCAAACTACTCGGCGCTACAAACTAAAACAGAGCAAGAGTGGCAAACAAAAGTTGACACGACATTTAGCCGATGGACCGAGATTCTTGACAGAAGCCTAGAAAGAGTGTTTGAAAGACAGCAGAGAGTTGTTCTTGAAAAAGCATCTGGCATCAAATCTAGAAAACTATTGGCAACAGGGGCGCTTGACGTTGAAAGCATATTTAGCACCGATATATGGGCTAAGCAGATAGACGAAGACATCAGGCCTGTTCTCAATGCAATTATCCAAGACGCACAAACAACGTATTCTGAAAAAAACCTTGTCAAGATGCCGTTGAAAAAAGAAGACATCGTTGCTCATGTCAACTCACAAATTGCCAGAATTAAGTCAGTGAACGAAGAAACAGCACAAGAAATCAACAATGCGGTATATGCAACGCTTGGTGTTATTGGCGAAGAAGACAAGGCGACAACCTTGAGAACCGCCCTTGTTGGAACATTTACCAATCTTCTTGCTAAAAAGAAATCACAGATTGCCGAAGACGAAACACGTCGTGCGTGGTCAATGGGTTCAAACATCTAATTTCTGTAAATAGCAAAACCTATTTAAAGAAACAGCAATATCTGTATTCAATACTTGCAATCGTTTGAGTTCCTATCATTTATTATCAATTAGGACATTAGGAGCGACATGAGTCAGCAAGACATTCAATTTAAAGCCATTCCTGGCCAGTTCAACATTGACGAGGCTCAGGGCGTAGTTGAGTGTTTCGTCGCAGGTATCGGCAACAAAGATTCGGTTGGCGACGTTTTGATTACTGGGGCATTTACTAAAAGCCTTACCCGCCGCAAGCCCCGTGTTGTTTGGGGTCACAACTGGAACGACCCAATCGGCAAAGTCCTTGAAATATATGAAGTTGCACCTGGGGATAGAAGACTCCCATCCAAGATGTTAAATGCTGGAATTGGCGGCCTTTACGCAAGAGTTCAGTTCAACCTCAACTCAGAAAAAGGTCGTGAGGCATTCGCCAACGTCGCTTTCTTCGGTCAAGAGCAAGAATGGTCAATCGGCTATAAAACGCTTGATTCAATCTTTGACCCGAACATCCAAGCAAACATTCTAAAAGAAGTAGAACTTTACGAAGTATCGCCAGTACTACATGGTGCCAACCAACTAACTGGAACAATTTCTGTAAAGTCTGACGAAACAGCCGAGAAGCACATGCCGGGAATGATGATGCCCCACCACGAAGGAATGGGTGCTGGTCCTAAAATTGTTGTCGTAAGACAAAGCAACGATGACGACGACGACGATAAGCCGATTTTCTCAGAAGGTCTTGCTCGGGCGCTTGGCGACAATGAAAAAGAAAGATTGACACGCGAACTACAAGCCAGAAGCGGTTCATCAATTCAGTTAGTTTCCGCTACGGAGAGTACGGCAAAGTTTAGAAGAATGACTTCTGATGGTCGTTCCGTAATGTACAGAATTGGATACCACACTCCAGACAATTACGTTACCTTCATGTTTGGAAAGCCGGAACTGGCGGAAAGCCAACAACCGGGCGGTTCACGCACTGTTGTTCCGTCACAGATGCCTTCAATGCCAATGCAGGTTAAGCCACGAGTAACAACTGACTCAACAAACTATGTTGTTAGCCCTGAATACGTAATGCCAAAAGGCGAAGATTACGAAAAGTCAGCCTTTGATGAAGAACTAGAAAATCTTGCTCAAATTCTTGATGATACATTTGATGTAAAAGTTGGAAGAACTCTTAGTTCTCGCAACATGTCAAAACTAAAAACCGTCCTAGAGACACTTCAGGATATTGTTTCATCAGCAGAAAAAGATGTTGAGTCAAAAAGCGATTACATCATTCCTGTCAAACTGGAAAATGCATTTGAGACCAAGCAGTTACTTGACCCAATTTTTGATTACCACAGAGTTGAATCTCATGTGACGGAAGACGGAATAGTCATCACAACAGGGGTAACTCAAGAATTTATAGAGGCCATTGGCGTGGCCGAAAAAGCCTTGGGGCGAACGCTAAGCGGTGGCCTGGGAAAATTAGGCCGCGCCGGTAGGGGCGCGGTAAACTTTGACCCAAAAGCGTGGGACGGTGACGGAGACGGAATCGTACAAGAAGGAACACCGTACTCACGTCCGGCAATACCCGGAGTAAACGACCGCGCATCGGGCGGAAGAGTTGACGCGAATGCCGCAACTCGTGCATGGCAAAATCAACGTAGAGCCGGAATGGCATCTCGTACTGGTCGTATGGACGCCGACGACAACTTTGACGAATACGACGAAGCAATGGGTCCACCAATGCGTCGTCCAGGAAGAGGAATGGCAGACGACCCAGTAGGTGACGCTGCTTCAGAAAACCTTGATAGAGACAGAAATGCTGGCGCTGTAAGAAGAGGGTTTAGTTCAGAGACTTCAGGGTCTAGGGGAAAACCAGAGCCATTAAAGCGTGAAGGAAAGTTTTTTGGTTCTCCAGTTTATGACGAGTTCAATGGTCAATATGTTGAGGGTGAAGTAATCGCCCTGTCTGACCTTTATGGGGACGATAGACCAGGCTATGCGATAGTCGGAAGATACGACAGCGATGGACAGGGAACTGTTGGTTATTTCTATGGTGGCGATGATGAGGAATTTAAAACCATTGAAGACGCCATGGCTTTCTTGGAAAATGTTGAAGAAGAGGGTGAAAACGACAGGTTCTACGATGACCCGAAATTTAGAAGCGTAGACCGCAAGCGTTCCGCTGGAAAACCTGGCAAAAGACCACTTGCAGGATTCAGTTCAGAGACTGCAGAAGTTGTATCAAAAGATGATTTGCCAAAAGCAATAGTCACCGACATAGAAAATGCCGCAAGGCGGTCTGTTGATTTTAGAACCGGCAATGAAACACCCATTATTGAAGGTGCTGAAGAAGTATTAAAAAGCCTTACTGACGAAAAACTCAAAGACAGCGTTGGTAAATCCATATCCAATGCAAGAAGAAAATTAGCAGAAATGCTTTCTGACGAAAAAGTTATTGAAGAATTTAGTTCAAGAAAAGCAATTGACGATTTTATGGACGAACTTGGGTATGCCATTGACAAGATGATTGATTCCCATGTTTCTTCTGTTAAAAAAACTGGGACCTCTCTTGAAAAAGAAGAAATTGAAGAAATTGTAGATAATGCAAAATCTAAATTTGATGATGATTTTCAAAAATTAATTAAAGCGTCTAAAGAATTTTGGAACACGAGACGCAAGCCCGGCAGACTAGACAACACAGTAAAAGAAGCAAAAGAAACAGCAGCAGCAGACAGAGAGTCGCTGATGAAAACTCTCAAGGATGGTGGAGAACCAGAAGACCTTGAAGAAGCATTGCGCTATATGAGTGGATTTACTATGATTGAAAGTGATTCTAAAAAATTACTTTCTGGAGAAATAAGTCTTGAAGATTTAAATTATTTTTTAGAAGGGGCACTTGACTCAATAATTGATAATGACCCATCAATTGACCCTAAGGAATTGGTAAATGAATTTGGCGATGCTCTCCGTGAAGGTGCATCCAAAGATAATGCAAACCCACTGATTGTTGCTTTAGCAAAAGAATTTGGCGATGAAAAAATTACTGGTGGAGACCTAATTAACTTCCTAAACGACACTCGTCAAGGTTCCGTGTATAGACCAGACAGGGGAAAGATTGAAAAAGAAAAACTTCGTGGCTTTGCTTCCAGGATTGGCGTAAGTCAAAACCCTGACGAACCACGTGAATACATGGATTTTGTGGATGCCAGGGATACTTTCAGAAGAGAAATGAGCCTTAGGGATATACAAGATGATTATCCAGAAGAAACATGGGAAGCAATCAATGGCGTTATTGAATCATCTGACAAAAAATTAATAACAGACCATCTAAAAGAATCTATGTCCCCAGCAGATTTTAAAAAATTAGAAGACGCCAAAGACATTGACGATATGGTCATGAAAATTTATGATGATTTCTTCAACGAAGAACTTCCTAAACCGCTTAACGACTTAATCATGGACTCCCTAGAAGGCGCAATTGTTGATGACCTTACTGGGGCTAACGTCAAAAAAAGAGGGTTCAGGTCATCTACTGGCGGAAAAGACGACTCAAGTCGTAAGCGCGAAATGGACATGACGCTTGCTGAATATGCAGAACTAGATAAAGTTCTTAAAAAATACATGGATGACAGCCAGGTAGACGGCATTGGTGCTGACGAAGACATGCAAGTCGTTCAAAATATTCTTGACAAACTTGATGAGAGTTCAGCCGCAAACGACTCAATCCCTCTTACTGATAAAGAGATTGATGACTACATAGACACTCTTACGAGAATGAAAGACTTTGGTCCAGTAGAAGATTCAGCAGATAAAGAATCAATAGACAAATTGATTGACTCTTTAAAGAAAACAAAAGAATCAACAGACGGAACCTACGAATCAGATGCTCTTCAGCAGGCCGGAACAAGGCTCACTCCTCCTTCTGGCGGTCGTGGAAGAACCACAAAAGGCACTCGCCCATTCAAGAGTTCCAACGGAACAATAAATCCACACAAAAAACTTGATTTTGAATTAGAAGATTCTGAAATTGGCGAACTTCGTGATGAACTTGATGGTTTTATGAAGATGACCAACAACCCTGGTCCACTTAGGGCTGTTGCTGAGAAACTAGAAAAAGCCACAAATGGCAAGTTTTCACTTGAAAAAGAAGAATACGAAGAAGTTGTAAAAGAAATAGAAAAACTACGGACAGACAAAAAGATAGTTACATCAGACGCAATTGGACTTCTTGAGCAAGCAGCAGAATCCAAAAAAGGAAAGTACTCAAGCATTGAAGTCAATGGCGGACGAGGTTTCTCATCATCTACTGGTGGTGGCAAGAACAATGGAGCACCATCCGACATTCCCGAGACAATGCAAAAGCAATTACTCATGTGGGCTAGACAACAAAGAGGACTTAGGCTCGCCCAGGAATCTGTTGAGAAGTTTGACAGAGACAAAGGAACTCTTCCAGCATCACATTGGAGAAGACTGCGCACTATGTATGAGAACATGGGACCAGGCTCAGCCAGTGGCGCTGCTCGCAGTGGTGGACGCAGAGGTATCTTCGGCCGTGGAAAAGATACCGACAAACCAGCAAGTGGTCGCAGTGGATTTGTAATTGACGACAAACCAAAAACTGGTGACCTGCTTGATAACACAATGTCAAAAAATCCAATCGTTACAGACGGATTTACGGACATGAGGTCTGGAAGCATGGGTGGTTCACAGGGCGGAGGCGTATTCAAAGACCCAAAGACTGGTCAGGAATATTACATCAAGCCACCAAAGACGCAGACTCATGCGGAGAACGAATCATTGATGTCTCGTTTCTACGAAAGATTGGGCATTCCTGCTGGAAAAGTAAAAGTAGGAACCTATAAGGGTCGTCCAAAAATTGTTAGCGAAATGATTCCAGGAGCAAAACAGGTAAATCATGAAACTGAAATGCGAGACCCAGCATGGAAGAAGGCGGTTCAAGACACTTTTGTAGCCAATGCGTGGCTTGCAAACTGGGACGCTGTTTCAAACTCCGGTAATACCATTAGGGGTGGAGACGGCAGGGCGTACGTCATTGATGTTGGCGGTGCTGGTTTGTTCCGAGCAAGAGGAGAAAGAAAAGACACATCTTTCGGTCCAATTGTTGGGGAAATGGAATCCTTGAGAGACCCAAAACAGGCAGGCGCGCAACGCGGTGTCGCATACTGGGGAGACATTCCCCCAGCAGAAATTGCTCGTCAAGTAAAAGCAGTTGGGGCAATATCTGATTCTGAAATTAAGGAAATGGTTGATGCTTTAATTTCCGACAAGGCTGAGGCAAAGAAACTTTCTGACACTCTTATTGCGCGACGCGACTATCTTGTTACAAACTGGAGTACTGGTAAAAACAGCGGAACTGGCAGAAGGGGTCGCGTAGGTTTTTCATCTTCATCCGACGGATACGAAGGAAGAAGCAAGAGACCAGGAATGTCTCCTGGAATGAGACCTGCCGATTTTGAAGTGCGAGCCGATAGCGAAGGCGTCACTGGTGTTGGCAAGGGTGGGGCAATGGGAACAAAGCCTGACAAAAAATTCTCTGGTGACTCTTTTGACCAAGTCAAGCCAGACAAGTGGGATGAACTCACAATTGACGAAAAATGGGAATGGATGCTTGGCGAAGGAAACCCTGAAAAGGGCGGAACCATGTCTCCTGCTGCGTTTGAAGGCGCTATGAAGAAACTTGGCGACGAAGAAGCCAGAGAAGAAGCAAAGCGGATGTCTCCAGAAGAACGGAGAAAAGCCCGTACCGAGTCAAGAGAGAGCCAAAGAGCGCAACTTTCCGACAACGAAAAAGAAAGACTCTCTGCTGAAAGAGCAAAGCGTCAAGCAGATGCAGAAAGCCAATCCAAGCGAGTCAAGGAAGAGGCAACTGCAGAAAAAGCACAAGCCAAGAGACAGGCGCTTCTTGATGGTTTCAACGAATGGATTGATGACTCAGTCCGTCAACTTTCAGAAATGGAATATGACGGAACCGACATCAACCCTGATGCCGACGATATCTGGGACACCGTTTCCACAATCCTTGGCGTCAATGACGTCACGCCTAAGTCGCTCAATGAGGCAATTGACGAACTTTCATCATACGTTGACGTTAATTCACCTGGGGAAAATGCTTATGAAAAGAAGAGCATTGCCCGTGCCAACGCATTATTGAAGAAACTTTCAAAGATGAAATCAGAATATTCGGAAGACAAGTGGTTTAACGGCAGTGAAGGAAGAAGGTCTGGATTTGACTCCAGAACTGGTGGCAGGCCACGTCCTGGAACCCCAGAAATGCCTCAATCAAACGCTAAGCGTGACGGAGAAGTTAAAAAACTTTCTGAGTTAATTGAGAGAGTTGTTGCAGAACTTGAAGCAAAACGTCAAAACCCTTCACCCAAAAAGGGTCGCATGGGCTTCTCTTCGTCTACCGGAAAGACCATGATTACCGACGAAGCGACATTCTTTAAGGACATTGAGAATTCTCTTGCAAAAGAAATTAGAGCCGCACAGAAGGCCAAGAACACCAAGGCAATTACAGGGCTAACTAAACTTCAAGAAATAATCAAGAGAAACGAAGCATCCAAGACTGGCGACAGAAGAACAAATGTCGGAAGCATATACATGACGATGGATGAAGTTGACCTAATTCTTGACGGTCTTCAGTTTGCTCTTGACCAACAGATGGACGCCGGTGGAGATAAGAGAATTGGCTGGTACTCAAAGTTGATTGAGAAGATTGCAGCAGCAGCCATGTCTACATTTATTGATAAAAGCACGACAGAGATTGGTTCAACCAGAAGAACAGTTACCAACAAAGACGGCGTAAAGAAAAAAATCAATATTGTCCCAGAAGCATAAATAGTGTGCGTTCTCGCTCAGAGGCGCATGCTAAGTTATACTTTTATAAACTATTCATAATGTGATATTGACACTCGTGTCTTTACTCGCTAAAAAACAGGAGTTACCAATGAGCGAAAAAGTTGAAGTCAGTGTTGATGCGGACGGCAATGTTCTTAAGTGCGCTAAGGGCGCAAATGCTGCCGACTGCGGGTTTACACCAGGGGCAAAAGTTTGTGGCAAGTGCGGAGCAATGCCTATTCAGATGAAGATGGTCCCAGTCACTGATGATGACTATGAAGTCAAGGGTGGCGACAACTGGGACGACAGCGCCATGTTTGACGCTATGAAAAAGCGTCAAAAGGGCATGGGTATGGGTATGCCTGGCGAAGACGACGAAGAAGAAGACGAAGAAGAAATGCCAATGAAGGGCATGGGCTACGAAGAAGACGACGAAGAAGACGACTTGGTTCCCATGAAAACTTCAAAGAAGAAGATGTCTCTTGAAATTGAAGAGGAAGACGACGAAGAAGAAGACGACGAAGACGAGTTGTCCATGGACGGAGAAGTTGACCTAGAAGCAGCAAGAAAGAAGCGCCTTGCCAGCATGGGTGAGAAAGTTGCAGAACTCGGCAGAAATGCATACATGTGTGCTGTTGAAAGAAAAGTTTACCCAGGTGGTTCAAGCGTTTGTGACGACTGCCCTGGTGGGTGTTTGCCTGAGCGCGGAATGCCAGGACTTCTTTCGGTTGAAGGAATTGCGGAAGAGATGTTCAAGGGCAAGGTTCTTGACTCTGGATATTCTTCAGATGCAGACATGTTCGTAGTTGACATTCAATCAAAGAGCGGCCGTGCGGTTGAAGTATTTATTGACGGTACAACTGCAGAAGTTCTTGGTTTCCACAAACTTGACGACAACGCTTTTGAGCAAAAGTCGGCACTTGATTCAATGATGGTTATTGACTTCCATGAAGCAGCAGAAATTGCTGTTAAGTCTATTCAGGGTGACGTTGTTGCAGTTGAGCCAGACATTTTTGAAGGCTTTGATGCATACGCGGTTGAGATTGAAGGTCTTGACGGAAAGTCATACGATGTGTTCGTCTCTCTTGACGGTGAAGTTCTTGGATATGACAAGTACGAGCCAGAAGAAGCAGAAGCAATTGAAGCAGAAGCCGCAGAAATTGCACTGAAGCGTGCATTCAATGAAGACATGCGTACACAAATGGCGCAAGAAGGAAAAGCACTTCCAGACGGTTCTTTCCCAATCTCCAACGTAGAAGACCTAAAGAACGCAATCAGCGCTTATGGTCGTGCAAGCGATAAAGAAGCAGCAAAAAAGCACATCATGAAGCAAGCAAAGGCTCTCGGTCAGGAAAAACTAATTCCTGCTAACTGGGTAACTGGTGGAGCAAAAGTTGTTGAAGAGAAGTCCGGAGAAGTTGACTCTGACCTTATGGCATCACTCGTTGAGTTTGAACTCCTTGAGGCCGAGGTTAAAGACGCAGACCCAACAATCTAGAGAAAGCGTGGCCCGTATGACGGGGGTGAACATTAATAAAATTCGCCATTACGCGCCTGGATTCAATAATAGAACAACGCGTCTTGATGCGGATATGTCTGCATTGCTTTTCAAGGCGGGAACAAGAGTTATTTCATCATCGGAAAGACTAATCGCTGACGTCTCAATTAAGGCAGCCATGGGAAGTTCTGATTCTGATGGTAAAAAAAGAGGCCTTCAAAGCGCTGGGAAATCTAAATACGTAAACATAAATGGTCTTGTTTATGACCCAACAGCAAAAAAACAAGAAGGTCAATTCTTCAAGCCGTGGGTTACGGAAAGAGAAAGAATTAATGCCATGCGCTCAAATGACCCAGTTCCCAACTGGGGCTGGGTTGACATGCATCCAGAGAATCAAAATAAACTTGAAGCGCCAAGGAATTCAAAAGGCAAAGTAACAAGATATCCAGTAAATCCTAAAACTGGTGAGCCAATGAAGAACCAGGGGTTTGACCAAGAGTTCAAATCTCTTGGACCAACGCTTGGTGAAAGAAATCCTGGCGGAAAACTGCTTGCACGAACAGCAAAGGCCTTTGGTTTGGTAATTGATTCTCTCGGAAAATTTAGATGCCCTCCTGGCACTCCAGCAGCAAACCGATTTACAAACGAAAGAGGAGAAGGGTGTTTTGACATCTCGCCAAGTCAAGTTCGTAACTTGATTGGTTCCTTAACTAACTCAATGCAGGGACCACAAGGCAGGTCGCAGATAGTATCTTCCCTTGCGTCTGCGGGATTAAGTATTGCTGAAATTAGAAAGTCCTACAAAGAAAATGGCGTAGCAGGACTTGCTAGTCTCGCCAGGCGTGTAGGCATTGATTACGTCGGTGAAAAATGGAACGACATGTCATATGTTTCACAAATACCAGTAAGACTAAGAGAAATTTCTGGCTTGACAATGGGCGCTCAGTCAAGAATGGAAAGAATTGTTCAGGAAAAGGCTGCAACAATTGATTTTCTTGCAGAATATTACGGGATAACGGAAACTGATGAATATAAAAAAATTGGTGAAATAGTCAAAGCGATGTCTGCCGACCCGGACTCGCCTTTAGCACCAAATCAATTTGAACTTTTGTTTAGAGGTGGTACTCCTGAAAGTCACGAAGACTGGGCAATTGATGCACTGATTGAAACGCACATTGAAGCAATTAACCAAAAACTTGGTCTTGGAGGAAGTCCTGACTTAATTAGAAGAGACCCAGCAATGATGGCAAGGGTTGCCGCAGATGCAAAAGAAGAGTATCTGCGAGCAAAGGCTGCTGGCGAAGTAACTCCCATAACTCAATTCATTGATGCTGGCATTAAGAGAGAAAAAGAGTTCAGACTCGGAGCGTTTGAGGATATGGTAATCGCCGCATATGAGCGACCCCATTCTTTCACCATGCCGGATGGAAGTAAAAGAACATACGTAGCAGATGTTGGTGAAGGGTATCAATACGATACAAATGGAGAGGCTTGGCCTCACACTATTTTAATCAACTCCGGACCTGCTCTTCTTGGATTCAGGGACACCCCACCTGCTGGATACATGGACCTATACGAAGCAACAGGCGGAGATATTGACGACCAGTGGAGGGCAGTTGCTTCAGCAATGGATGCAGACGAGCGCCTCAGAGCATATGCAACGCTATGGGGTACCGACTTGGCGGCAACTGAAGGTCGTGGATGGAGAGATTTTGGAGCACAAACCTCTGCTCATGAAAGAGCCCACTGGGGTCAAATGGATGCAATTTTCCAGTATCACGCAGATAACGGAACCGGAAGAAATATAGAAGACTTAAACAACGATGAACTGATGGATTTAACTAAAGAATTCATGACAAAAGCATCACCAGATATTTTAAAGGACGTTTTTGGTATTGATATTGATGATTTAATTGATAAGCGTTTTGACGCTCTTGCTGGTGCTTATAGCCAAGCGAAGCAACAAGAGGCGCTTGGTGAATTGACGGGAGGAGGAACTTCTGAAGAATTTAACTATGCCAGAACTCTTGCGTTAATGGAGACGCTTGCGGAATTGAAGGCAAATAAAACAGTCGGACTAATAGGCGACGACCCAGAGTTGGATGCAATTCTTGAAAAAATGGACCCACTACCACCTTTGACTGGTGGCTCAATATCCCCATCGGGTGGAATTGTTCCATCAAGACCCGATGGTTCTCCTACTCCTAGGTTTGTGCCATCTGGCCGCGTTAGACCAACACTCCCAGGCTCGGCACCAGCGCTGCCAACCAATGCTGGAAGGGTGGTTACAACAACTCCAGGAAGAAGTGGCGGAAGAGGCCGACGAGGACCGGTTGACCCGTTTGAAAAGGAAAGATACGGAAAAGTCCCAACGATGATTAAAGAGGGGCGCTTTACCCTTGAAGACATTGATGAGTTTCTGTATGGAGAAGACGGCAAAGGTGGACTCAAGCGAACGCTTGAAAGTGTTGCGAATATGAAAACTAAAAAGAATGGCTACACAGACCCAACATTGGTTAAAAGAAAACGTCTACTTAATGAACTAGTTGACACAATGGGTATTTCTTTTTCCGAACTTGAAGCACTGGCAGGAAAAGCAAGAAGAGGTGAATCTTTAACACCAGAAGAAAAATCAAAACTTGTTAACGCTATTTCGCATTTAAGAAATGGTGCAAATGAGTTTAAGGCAAAATCTATTGAAGCAAGAAATAAGTTTCAAGACTATAGGCGTGTTGATGTATCCAGGGCAACTGGTGACGGTTCCGAATACGACGATAAAGATACAAACGAATTAAATCTTGAACAAATACAAGACGAAATTGAAATGTATGAATCACTGTTTATGAGGGTTGGACGAACCATAGCGCCAGCAGTGCATGACATTCTTACAATGACGGAAAACAGTCCATATCCTCCACGTCTAATGGTAAGAAGAGCAGGTCCAGTGCAACCACTTTTAGGAATTGATGTTGATGGTGCTGACGGCATTGCCTCAAGACAGGCTTCAAGACTCAGTCCGCAGGAACTTTCCGCCCTTTCTTCTGCTGTAACGAATCCACCCAGAATTCTTTCCTCTTCAAATTCACAAAACATTTCTGAACTTACCTCAACTCTGGAAAACATTGAAGAGGTTAGACAGGTTTTTGAACGCAATAATTTAACACCACCAATTACCGTTGCGGATAATGAACTTCAAAATGCAGCCCCAGTTATGTCTGGATTAGACAAATCGGTGCTTCCAAGCGACATGGTCGTTGAACTTGAAATTGATACGCCAGAAGACACTTCGCCAGGTTCAATCTATGAAATGTCTCAAATATCTTCGGCTCAACTCATAACGGATTCAAACACAGAGGAAGTTGATGTTCCACGGTCTGGTTTCTCTTCCACTACCGGAATGAGAACAAAGGCTGGAATTGCTGGAAGACTAATTGCCAGTAAAAAAACAAGAAAACTTCTTGAAAAAGCAGGAATTGACGCAGAAAGAACAGACGTTGTTCAGTTGATGAGTGAAGTTGCTATTGGTTTTTCGGTTGGAGGACCGTACGGCGCACTTATTCCTATAGCGCGACGTGGAAGCAGAGACGCTGCCGAGCAAGCGCTAAAAATGATGGTTGAACGCGGATGGATTGAGCAAGACCTTGCTAACAAAATTGAAAAATATGGTCTTGACAGAATTGCCGCAGAAGGACTTCCTGACGAAATACTTAATTTAGCAGAATCGGCCAAAGACAGACTCTTAACGGAAGAATCAAAACGTAGGGCTCTTGATTTTGGTTCGGTTCTTCAAGAAAGAAGCATTGAATTATCTGAAGCAACTCGTGAAAAAGTATCAGAATTAGCCGACACAGGAAAAGAAAAGGCTCGCGAATTAGCAGCCTCGGGCATGGATAGAGCAAGAAGATTAAGAAGTCGCTTTGACAGGGACTCCGAAGAATTGGATGCAGGTGACCCGTTTTCCCTTCCTCCATCAGGTGGCGCTGTTGATATGCCTTCCCCATACGACGACCCATTTAAGTCCGCGTTTGTTGACATTGAGTTTAAGCAACTCGGTTCTTCACTCGGGGAGCAAAAGCAAGTTAAGAAAACCAAAGTAAGAGTTGCTGTTCCCGCTGGCTCAAAAGGCAAGATTGAATCAGGTAAAAGCAAGGCAAGCAACATGATTCTCCCTCCAGGAAAAGTAAAATTTACTGGAGTTGGCGAAGATGGAGTTCCTGAAGCAGAAATTACTGAACAGATGTCCGCTGAGGAATACATGAAGAATGTTGAAAAGATGTCTTCAGAAATTGCCTCATCTTCCAACAAACCAAGTCTGAAAAAGGCTGCAAAATTAAGAGCAGATACTGCTAAAAAAATGCGTCAAGAAATGATTGCCAAGTCAGGAACACCTCAGTCAATGTCCGGAATATCAAAAGTTGTATTTGATAAATCAAACTCAATAATGGAAAGAGGAAAAGCGGCTGGTATTAATTTCTTCACTCTTGAAAAAGTAAAAAATGACGATACGGATATTGAGACATCCGAGTACGTGCGTATGTATCAAGAAAAACTTGTATCAACTATTAATAATTACAGCAAATCTTTACCATCTCGTCTTTTTGATGAAGAAATAAGCGCAGATACTAAAAAGTTTATTTACAGCAATTCAGTAAAAGAGATAGTTAAAGAGGTTAACAAAGTAGCAATGTTGATACACGAAGACATAGATAGAAGAGTACGTGTATCAATGTCTAAATCTTCGTTAGAACAATTTGTTGGTTCTGGAAAAATTGCAAATATTGACGTTGATAGTGAATCTTTAAAGATTTTAAAAAACAAAAGAAATTCAATGTTGGGTAATTCTCCTGGAATTAAAGAGTTTTCTTTTACTCCTGTTGAGTTTATGCACGGAGTAATGATTGAAAAAATTGAAAAACAACTTTACGAAAATGGCACCCATGTTGGCTCCGAAGAATTTACAGATTACGGAAGAGGAATAGAACTTGTACTTCGCGCA